GATGCAACAGGTATCAATGTTGCAAAGACTGTTATAGAATATTATGAAGACCGTGCAAACTGGAGAAGGACTCCAACCCAAATTGGTAAGTTCGAACAGATATACATCGAAGGTGTAGGGAGAACACTTGCAAACTTTGATACAGGTAATAGTGCTAAGTGTTCTTTACATGCAGATAAGTTTGAAGTCAAAGGTAAGAAAGTTCATTGGGAAGTGAACGGACATAAATTTGTTCATGACCTAGTTAAGATGATTAAGTTTGAAAGAGGAGCAGTTAACGCTAAAGTCTTTGAGAGACCTATGATACACTTCAGAGTTTCGTTTAATGGTAATGACTATGAGGATGCAGAGTTTATCTTAGACGATAGAACTGAGAAGACCACTAAGTGTTTAATGAATCAGAGATTTATGAAGAGAGCAAATGTAATGGTCAACCCAGCAAGGAATTTTGTGGTGACTGATTTTGTTGAAACAAAAGAATTACACGATATCGAAAAAAAATAACTTGACAATGATATAACTTTTTATATATACTCTTTATCATGACACAAAAAATATCGATACAGGAACGAATGAGAAACAAAGCAATCGATGCCTACCAAGAGGTAGAACATCAGATTGATAAGTTTGTCGACAACGATTACAAAACAAACTTTAACATGTATAAGTATCTCAAACAATTGGGATACAGTGGTAAGGTTGTGAACTACATGAAAGGTCTTAGTGATAATGAACTTTATGAATTAGAAAACAAAGAAGGATGTGAACAACTGGAAGAAGGTTTCTCACACCTTAACAAATCTCAGAAGAAACGATTCATCAAGTTTCTTCAAACCATACAGGCAGACGTGGACAAGTATTGTGAAGAATATAAACCCGTCAGAAAACCTAGAATCAAAACACCCAAACAGTTAGTCAAGAAATTACCATACTTAGAAAAGTATAAAGGATTTCAATCTGCTGACCCTGAAGAGATTATACGTTCAAGAACGTTATTCACTTATAACACTTCATCTAAGAAGTTAACTAAGTTTGAAACATTCGGTGGTCTATCAGTCAAAGGTTCACGAATCATTGACTATGATGTTTGTCAAGAAAAGACCTTGACAGATGAGAAGTTACTTGATAGACTGTATAGAGGTGGTAATATAATTGCGAAGAATTTCATGGATGAGATTCCTCGCTCCAAGTTAAAAGACGGAAACGATTTATTGACCAAAAATACATTATTAATAAAAGTGATTAAATGATACTAATAGATTTTACTCAAACCATAATTGCTGGTTTGATGGCACAATTGAAAATAAATGATGGTGATGTCTCAGAAGATATGTTGAGACACATGATTATCAACTCAGTTAGAAATTACCAAAAGAGATATGCACCTGATTACGGTGAGATAGTTCTTTGCACGGATGCAGCACATCCATGGAGACGTGACTACTACCCTCTCTATAAAGCAGGTAGAAAGAAAGCACGTGAGGCATCCGATATGGATTGGGGTATGTTGTTCGATACCCTACAGAAAGTTAAAGAAGAGATTCGTGATAACTTCCCATACAGATACATGTATGTTGATAATTGTGAAGCAGATGATATCATTGCAATCTTAGTTAAGAAGTATGCACCAACTGAAGACATATTGATTGTCAGTGGTGATAAAGACTTTCAACAGTTACATAAATATGATAACGTAAGACAGTGGTCTCCTAATCTGAATAAGATGATTCAGTGTGATGACCCTCAGTCTTTCCTTAAAGAACATATTCTTAGGGGAGATAAGTCAGACGGTATCCCAAACATTCTATCAAATGATGATGTGTTTGATTTGGGTATCCGCCAGACTCCTTTGAGAAAACCTATACTCAATAGTTACATGAGAATGACTATTGAAAAGGACGATAAATACTATCGTAACTACTTAAGAAATCAAACTCTAATTGACTTAGAGTTCATTCCCGAAGATATCGAGAATAAGATTTTACAAGAGTATGATAAAACTAACGTGGTCAGAGGCAAAGTCTTTGACTATCTAAGAACTCATAGATTAAATGAGTTACTAAATCATGTAGAGGATTTTACATTATGACGGAAAAGAAAAGAGGAAGAGGAAGACCTAAGGGTGCTCCTAACAAACCAAAGATGGAGTTGGTCACCAAAAGACAAGAGTTGACTAACGATGCAGATGTATACGAGATTTTGTGTCAAGCAAATATCGTTGCAGAAAAGGAACCCGACCTTGCAAGTCAAGGACTCAGAGTGTTCAACGATAGAAACGGTGCTGTAAGATATGTGTTACAATGGTTGTTCAACGACAACATCAAGTCAACACTACCTGAAGGTAAAACACCATACGGTGAAAATGATGCACCTGCTTCAGACCTTGCAGAAACATCTTTGAGATTTGAATTTAAACAGTTAAAGTATTTTTGCACTGAAGAAGTTTCTCCCATGAGAAGAGAAACTATGTGGATTCAGTTACTAGAAAGTATTCCTGCTAAGGAAGCAGAAATGTTAGATTTAATTAAAGACGGAACAAATCCGTTTAAAAACATCACTAAGGAAATATGTGAAAATGCGTTTCCTGATGTTCAATTTTAACTAAATACTTGTAGGAGTTCGAGACTATACATATTATTTGTGAGGAAGGTATATACACTTTCCGATGTTAGAACCTTTCTAGTCGCACACTCCCCCATGGGTTATTTTATAGGATAAATTTATTATGGCAGATGAAACGAAAACCTTCGCAGAAGAACAGGTAGAGAGAGAACCATCAGAACTGGAACGTCTCACTAAAAGAGTCAACGATTTTACAATCGCAATATCACCAACAAATGCACAAACTGTAACTTCGATTATGGAAGCAGGTCTTGCTAAAGGTAATTACAAACTTGCAGACTTGGATGCATTAGTATCTCTGAGAGAAGAGACTACTAAAGGATTGATTGAATACAATACAGTATTACAGAATGCACAACAACGTATGGGTCAACTCCAAATGGAAGAACAGGAGAGACTCGCAAAAGAACGTGAAGAACGTGAGTCTGCAATGTCAGGTAAAATTGCAGAAGAAAGAATTGCAAGAAAGAAAGCAGAACAAGAACTTGCAATCGTTCAAGCACAACTCAATGCATTATCAAATGTGCAAGGTAACGTAACCTCTGCACCAACAACTCCAGTTACAGGTGGGAATGCACCAAGTGTTACTTCAAGTGATACTCCCGACTTACAACCTAAACCTAAGGTGCCTGGAAAAACATCACCAGCATTTGCAGTTGCACGTGCATTGAATCCAGTCAAAGAAGAAGAAGTTCAAGAAGAAGAAAAACAAATAGAACTCCCTATCTCTGAAGATAAAGAGTTAGTAAAGAAAGTCGAAGAGACTAAGAAGTCATTCAAAGAATGGGAAGAAGAGACAGTCAACGAAATCGAAGAGAGAGAAGACGTAGTCCTAGAAGTTCCTGAAGATGCAAAAGGTATCGAAGAGTTCTTTGAAGAAGTAGAGGATGTTGCTGAATCAGTTGAGGAAGAAGTTGAAGAAGAGTTAAAGGTTGCAGAAGAAGATACAACAACTACACCTACATTCCCTATTACAGGTGGTAATGCACCTAACGTTAGACAGGCATTATCAAGTGGTGACTCAGTAGAAGCACCAGTCACAAAAGAAATCAAAACGTATGATAGTGTAGAAGATTTGCAGGCCGCTGTTGATGAGAAGAATCAACAACAAGAAGAAGAGTTCGAAGAAGTCACAATCCCAAATGAATCAGAACTAAAGGCAATGACTAAGGGTAAAATCTCTGAAGTTGCAGAAGGATTAGGATTCGAAAGTGTCTCTACTACTCAGACTAAAGATGTAATGATTGAAAACTTTGTAAAAGATACAGAGTCATTCATCGATGGTCTTAAAGAGAGTGGAGATTTCATTAGTGCTTCAGATGGGAATGACGATGAGGATGAGACTGTCAGAGACGGTGGATACTTCTAAGAACGAAGTAGTAAGACCGTTAGAATTAAATCAAGTAAGTCCAGTTTACATAAAGGCATTTAAGGATATCACTGAAGATGTCCTTAGATTTAATTTTCCCGAAGAGTATTCTATAAGATTAGGTTTACTACACGATATCGATTGTGTATATTGTGCAAGGTCTGAAGATAAACTTATCTTCTCTGCTTTTGAAACAGGACTAGAAGAAGAGATTAAACTAGAACCTTATCTCTATAAACATAAAGGTTTTCCAAAGTCTACTATGTTGAGTGAGTATGATGACCAACAATTCTTTTTGATTCCAAAGTATTTTGTTCCCTTTGAAAGTGGTGACAAGATTGTCTATAAATACATCAAAGAGGAGAACGACATAGAACGTCATGTCACTTGTGAACGACAATAGAAACATTCCAATTACAGCAGTCGACCAATACGACTTCCTAGAACACCGTAGAGAACAGGAAAAGAAACATTGGTTAAAGAATGATGGTAAACCTCTTGACTCTATTCTTACGGTTGAAGTAAACACTACTGAACTCTGTAATCGAACTTGTGTCTTTTGCCCTAGACATGACCCTAAAGTATTTCCAAATAGAAACCTACACATGACTGTCAAGGGTGCAAACACGATTGCAGAAGAGTTAGGTGACAATAATTTTCAAGGTAAAATATCTTTTAGTGGATTTGGTGAGAACTTATTGAATCCTAATTTTCCTGAAATTGTAAAAGAGTTTAGATTTAGTTTACAACAAGCAACACTTGAGTGTAACACTAACGGTGATAAGTTAGATGTCGATTATGTAAAAAAATTGTTTCGGAATGGTTTAGATTTGTTGTATGTAAATCTGTATGATGGTATACATCAGATGGAACACTTCGACACTATGATGGCAGAAGCAAGAATAAGAGAAGACCAATACAAATTCAGAATGCATTGGGGTGACTTTGAGAAACATGGATTAATATTAAACAATAGGAGTGGAACAATTGATTGGGTCGGAATCGAAGAAACTGATATCAAATCGTTACAGGGTAAACCGTGTCATTACCCTTTCTATAAAATGTTTGTTGATTGGAATGGTGATGTTTTATTCTGCTCAAACGACTGGGGTCGTGAACATGTAGTAGGTAATCTGATGCAACAGAGTTTACATGACGTTTGGTTCAGTAAACCTATGACAAAGATTCGTAAGAAATTAATGAAGGGAGACAGAAGTATGTCTCCGTGTAACAAGTGTAGTGTTGATGGTTCACTGTTTGGAAAACCATCGTTTGATATAGTGAGAGAGTATTATGAGAATAGCAATAACAGGAAGTAGTGGTCTTGCAAAGACAATTAAAGATGTGTTTGAATCAACACCACATGCTGGTAAAACATTCGAGGTCACACCAATTCGATGTGAAGATATAACCTCTAACGGAACCAACTGTTGGATATTTAATGGTCACACTCCGTGTGATGTATTATTGAACTTTGCACATCAAGACCAAGCAGAGATTCTATCTATTGCACATGAGGCATGGATTAACGAAGGAAGTAAAATGATTATCAACTTCTCTAGTCGTGCAAGTCAACCAAACATATCTAAAGGATACAAGTATGCAAGTGAGAAGGCACAACTGAATCACCTTGCAAACAATCTTACTTACAACTCTAAAAAGAAATACAAGATGACTACAATCAATTTAGGATTGATTGAACATGACGAACTACCAAGTCTAAAGAACAATGACATTGCACACTTAGTGTATAAATTAGTCACTGCATATCCTTCCATCGAGTTTCCTGAGATTACAATGCAACATCGTGCAAATTATATGGAAGTGCAAGATGATAAAGAGACACTAAAAGATTTAGAAAGATATGTCAGATATCCTAATCAAGAAGTATAAATAATAGTATGTCAGTAGAATATAACGATTTTGGATTTACCGCTATGGATGCAGAGGAACTTGCCTCTGTAGATACAAAGATAGTGGAGAAGACTACTTCTGCAACGGAAGTAATCGAAAAGATGGATAACTTTATCCGACCATTACTTGAGAATCTTATGAAAGATTCAGACAAGGAATATATCTACTGGCCCAATCGAACAGAGATTCTACAAAAGAAAATCGAAGAATTAAATCTAATTCAAGAAAATATCAAAAACTAGTTGACAATAGGTCACACTTTTCCCTATACTAATAACTGAAGATAAAACACGGCGCATTCGTCTAGTGGTTAGGACACATGGTTTTCATCCATGCAACAGGAGTTCGATTCTCCTATGCGCTGCCAATTTAATACATATACAAAAATCGATTTTTGTATATATGTTTCAAGGAAATATTATGGATAACATAGAACGACAATACGTTCAACTAGGAAGAAAGATAATCACCAAGTGTGAGAACAATGAGATATTCGCAAAGGACGAAGAGAATACATTACGATTGTGGAATGCCGCAGTCACATGTGCGAATAAACTTATATCATATAACACTACTTGGTCTAATTTCAAATCACTAGAAGATTTAACTAAACTAGAAAGGACTGCATTACGTATGTTCTTAGAGGGTAAAGCATGAGAGTGTTACTAGAGAGTTATGGTGACATAAGGATATTCTACGATAGACCTTTTGGATATAAGAGATATCATGTCGAATGGGACAATGGACATAAACAATTGTTCAGTGGTATATGGTATTCGGAAAAGAAAGTTAAAGAGATTGTGGAAAAAGAAATACAATCTCGTGATTTATAATAGGGGTGTAAAACTCGGGCAGGGGATAAAGAGTCAAGTATCACAAAATCCACAAGCATTATTACGATTGATGTGTGCGACTCTCCCCGCCAAATTTTTAAGGAGAATTATGGAAAAATTTATAAATGATAATCTTATAAAGATTACAATAATAGTCACACTACCATTGTGGGTGGCTTACATTGCACAATATTTTTAAGGAGAATAATATGGAAATAGGAATGATAGGTGGAATTATAATGACTATCGTAATGCTAGGTATGGCATTCGTGGGTGTTCATATCAATAAACCATTCCCGTGGGAAAAAAAAGATAAGTAAAAACTTGACAATGGGTATCACTTTTTTGTATACTAATAGTATAGAAAATTAAGGAGACATTATGAAATTAAGTGAGTTAGTAAACGAAGTAAACCAAGAACAAGACTTAATGTTTTTGGTCAATAAACTATGTGATGACTTAACAAATGCTATGCATGAAAGATGGGAACACACTCGTGGTAGAACAACCCATGGTTATTCTGAAGGAAGAAAATATATACGTATCTATTCTATAGAGGATGGAAGACCTTCTTCTGCATGGGGTTTCATAAACAAAAAAGAATTCAAAAAAGGACTTGCTGGAATCACTTTCAAAAGTGGTGACGTTCTCAAGTGTGCTGGTTGGAATACTCCTGCCTTGAATGCACCAAGAGGAAACCTTTTTAATGGATATGATATTAATCCCAATTCGATGAGAATATACGGGCCAGATTATTTAAGATAGGAGACTGATATGATAATTAAAGATTACGAAGTTTGTTCACCTGATATGACATCAGGTGGAACATCCCTTCAGGGATATAAAACTACAACCTATGCGAGGTTGTGCGAAGTGTTGGGGCCTCCAACATTCACTAGTGCTGACCCTTACGATAAAGTAAATTGTGAGTGGGTCATCGATGCAAAATATTACGATGCAAATTGTGTCGAAGAAATAGATTATGATGACTGGGAATATGAAACCGTCACCATATACAATTGGAAGGATGGTAGGATTCCTACCGAAGAGTATCAATGGCATGTGGGTGGTAAATCCATATGGTCTACAGATGTGGTTGACATGATACTTGATAATTATAATCAGAATGGAGTCAATCACAATGGAGAAAGGGAGTATGAAAAAGCATCTTAGTCTTCCACTACTACTATTGTTAGTAGGTTGTGGAGGCGGTGGTTCCAGTGTTGGGTTCTTAGAACTTGATTCTGCAACACCACCAACTGGAGTGACATCTTCACCACCGATTATAAAGGTGTGGGAGAACGTGGACAAATTTCAAACCATCGATGGGTATGTCGAAGGTGCAAATGTTTTTGTCGATTGGAATAATAACGGAATACAGGATAGTGGAGAAGTATCTGCTTTATGGATGGGTGTGACCGACCCGTATCAAACTTGTATTACATATACGGATGGAGTTTGCACTCAGGAACAAACTTTAGACCCACCTGATAATTATTATTACTTTGTGGATAGAGGTGTTATACCTTCTTCTGAAGAGTTATCAGAATTGGGATTAACTGAACAACAATGGATTGACCAAGAGTTTCCTGATGGAGTTGATTTTGTTGATGACGGTATTGACAACTTTAGTCTAAGTTGTTTCAGTCAATCAATTAAGATTGCAGATGTGCCTGTAGGTGCATACGATAGTGAGAGAGGAGTTGTATCCGAACCATACAAAATGTATTATGCATTGAACAACTCAATGGATACGTTAGGATTTGTTAATATCACACCTTTCAGTTCTCTGATTTTAAATGCAGTAGAAACTTCTGTTGTTCAGAGTAGTGCTTGTTCATCTACATGGTTTGATGAAATCAATTCTATTATTAATCAAATTGAAAATCTAATTTTTGATTTAGAGAGAAACTTAGATTTGAATCCAAATTTCTTTTACGAAGATTTCATTGCAAGTGGTGATGAAACTAAAATCAAACAAGCAGAAAAAATTGTAGACCATCTTGTAAGTGTTCAAAGTATAGAGGATACAATCAAAAATCATTACACACTTGATACACTTGCACACTATATTGGTGGTGATGTATTGAATGAAATAATTTCTAATCCATATTTCTCAACACTCACGTTTGACATGAATGTGGAAGAAGGTAGAAGTAGATATCATTTCAATGATTTGATTGTGAACGATACTAACAACTTACTCATCGATGGCATACCAGTTATTATGAATATCGATAACATCAAACTTGCTACGAGTATGTATGCAGAACAAGACGTATTCAAACACGAGAATATGGAACTGATACAACAAACAGTTTCAATTAGAAATGGTTCTGAGAGAGACGTAGAATCATCAAACTATATTTTGTATCTAACTGAACAAATTAATGAAATACAAAATGGTAGATTGGTTTATAAATTTGATAATGATTCGATTAGATTCATGGTAGAAATAAATAGTAACAATACATTATTTCCTTATGATGTAAATCAAATAGTCTTGAACGAAGATGTCTTCGGTGCTGAAGACCTCTACGACATTATAGATTCATTACCATTGTCATGGGCAGAGATTGATTCACTGATATCATATCTCTACACTGGTGACACATTAAACTTATATAAACAAACTACAGATTACGAAATTACTTTTGAGTATAATGGAACTCCATCGTGTTTTGTAGTTGACAATGGGTCTAACAATTTAGTATACTATGAGAGTGGGAATAGTTCCTACGATTTGTGTAATCAATATTTTTAGGAGAATGATATGAAAGATTTATATACAAAACTACTCGCCGAACAATCAATTGTTAACGGTGAACAAACCTTGACCGAAGACCAAGTGAGGTCTATGGTGGGTGCTCCAACTCGTGAAGAGGAAGAGTATTGTATTTGTGGAGACAAGATAGATGAGTGTAACGATGCTTACGTTCATATGTCTAGTGGAGTGTAATGATGTATAAACATACTGAGAAAGATGCATTCAAGGCATTCTTATATGGAATGGGATTTGGTGCCTTCTTAATGTTTTTATTGATGTTACCTCAACAAGTCAAAGCATTTGATGAGAATGGTGATGTCGTTTGTATGGCAAAAAACATTTACTTTGAAGCAGGTAATCAACCACTTGCTGGTAAGGTTGCAGTTGCACAAGTTGTTCTGAATAGGATGGAACATAGTTCATATCCATCAAACGTTTGTGGTGTAGTCTATCAAACAAAATGGAGAACTAACTGGAAAGGTGAAGAAGTTCCAGTGAGAAACATGTGTCAGTTCAGTTGGTTTTGTGACGGTAAGTCTGATGAACCTTTAGACACTGATACATTCTATGAGTCATATAAAGTTGCACAAGATGTTATGATGGGTATGTATCCCGACATTACTGAGGGTGCTACACATTATCACAATCTATACGTCTACCCTTACTGGGCAGATACATTAAACGAAACGGTTCAAATAACAGACCACATTTTTTACAAATAATATGAGAGAATTTTTAAAAGAGACTAACTACCCTCATGATGGGGTGCAACATGTTTATGAGTTTCCGAATGGATACGGTGCGAGTGTAATCAAACACGATTACAGTTATGGTGGTAAGGACGGATTATGGGAACTTGCAGTTCTCAATTTTGACCTTGACAGAGAAGGTGCTTTAGATTATAATACAGATATAACTGGTGATGTCCTTGGATATCTATCGTGGAAAAATGTAGAAAACTATCTACAGGAGATAATGGAACTATGAATTTATTTTACTTACACGAAGAACCTAAAATATCTGCAACACTTCATTGTGACAAACATGTTGTTAAGATGATTATCGAGTATGCTCAGATGTTGTCGACTGCTCATAGGATGTTGGACGGAACTCAATACACCGATGCATCCAGTGGACGTAGAATTCAAAGGTGGAGATTACCTAACTCAAACATGGATGGTGTTCTATACAAGGCATCACATATCAATCACCCATCTACACAATGGGTCAGAGAAAATGCAATTCAATATCAATATGCATATGACATGTTTGCAAATCTATGTGACGAATACACTTATCGATATGGTAAGGTTCATATGACTGATACTAAACTCAGGGACTTACTCAATCAATTACCTAAGAACATTACACTTGGTGAATGGTCAGAACCACCTCAGTGTATGCCTGATGATGTCAAAGTCAAGAATGACTCTTTATCTGCATACCATAAATACTATGCAGTTTACAAGAAAGGATTTGCGAAGTGGACTGATAGACCAGTTCCTACATTTATGAATTATGCCTAGATACGATTTTTTAAACACTGATACTAACGAGATTGAAGAACATACAATGTCGTGGAAAGTATTAGATGAATTCAAACAAAACAACCCACACCTCAAACAACAAATCAGTGCAATGAATATTGTGGGTGGAACTGGAGACCGAGTCAAAACAGATGGTGGTTTCAATGATGTTCTACAAAAGATTGCCGCAACACAACCCGACACACCTATGGGTGAACGATATCATAGGAAGTCTGCAAAGGAAGTGAAGACTAGAGAAGTCATCAAAAAGCATGTTGACTTACAGAACATTAAGTAGTATACTGGATATATCATGTATGAATTAGGTGAATTAGAAGGACTGGATTGTAAGTCCGAACAAGTAGACGGGAAGAGAATCTACACAACCCCAACTGGAGAAAAGTATCCAAGTGTTACAACTGTAACAGGTCTACTATCACGTGACCATATCAAACTATGGAGAAAACGTGTTGGTGAAGAAACAGCAAACAGAATTTCAAGTCAGGCTGCAAGACGTGGAACTAGAATGCATAATTTATTTGAACAATATCTTCGAGCAGAAGAAGATGTAGAGTTTGAAAATGTTCTAGACCAATCCATGTTTCTTGCAGTGCAACCTTACTTAGATGAGATTACACCTATTGCTTTAGAAGCACCTTTGTGGTCACATCATTTAGAAATGGCAGGTCGTGTCGATTGTATTGGTATCGTAGATGATATGTTAACAATCGTAGACTTCAAGACCAGTAGTAAGTATAAAGAAGAACACATGGCACAAGGATGGATGACTCAGATGACTGCATATGCAATCATGGTTGAGGAACTAACTGGAGTGCCTGTGGAACAGATTATAGCAGTTGTTGCTGTAGACGGTGGTGGTGTCCAAGTGTTTGGAAGTGACCCAGTAAATCATGTTGATGATTTGAATCAACTTCGTCAACAATATAGAAACCTTTACGGAGTATAATATGGAAATAGAAATAGGAAAAGAGTATACGATATATCCTAAATTTAAAAAGTCGTATACAGAACGTGAAGTGTTCAAAGATAACGATAGTGAAGATAGAGTTGTCATTGAAGCACTTTGGAGAAGTGGTGCATATATCATAAAGATTACTAACGAAGAAGAAAAAGAAATGTTAGAAAACTATATGTCAGAAGATGCAACTGGCGACATGGAACCATGTGAATTCGAAGAGAATGAATTCATAGAATCCTATGATGAGTGTGGACGTGATGTTTATGTTCACCTTGCAGAAGGTAGTGAAGCAGACGAAGATGCAATTCTAGAAGGTGTTAGTGAAGAAGGACACGACTGGTTTTGGGAAAATAATTATGACTCATGGGATGCAGAACACTTCTTTGGTTTACCATTGCAAGTAGATGAAGTTGACCCTGATAACAGATATAACTTGAGGTTTTAATATGGCAAATTTTTATAACGAAGAGAAGTTTACTCTAAAACAAGATTGGAATTGGGGTAAGATATTTCATAAATCAGATGATTGGATTCATCAACAAGCATACGATAGTGCATATGACAATATGTTAGAGTATCTTGAAATAGGAAGTGAAGACGAACTTACTCAAGTTCACTTAGACGAATGTCAAGCACTTATTGATTACTTAGAAACACCTTATTCAGAAGATGGACAAGGTATGGATATGAATGGACATAGTCCAACATACTATGCATACTATAGAGTCATGATGGAT